TTATTAGCTAAATGGCCAATACAACGAATTACAACTGGGAAACCCCAGACGATACCGATCTAGTCAAGGATGGCGCAGCTGCCATCAGAACTCTTGGCAATTCAATCGATACCACAACTAAGAACCTTAATCCTGAAACTACGACTGGCGATATTGCTTATAGATCAGCGACCGCTAATACCAATACCAGATTACCCATTGGATCAACAGGACAAGTTTTAACAGTTGCAGCAGGAGTTCCAAGCTGGGCAACGCCAACAACAGGTGACATTGAAGGTGTAACTGCAGGAACTGGTATTAGCGGCGGTGGCACTAGCGGCACAGTAACTATTACTAACTCTATGGCAACTGCTATAGATGCTAAAGGTGATTTAGTAGCTGGCACTGGTGCAGATGCTTTCAGCCGTCTAGCAGTAGGATCTAATAACACAGTTTTAACAGCTGATAGCGCGGAAGCAACGGGCTTAAAGTGGGCTGCGCCTGCTGCTGCTAGTTTTAGTGGTGCGTTATGTAAAAAATCTACTTCACAAACCATATCAAATAGCACCTTAACGGCTGTTACTTGGAATTCTGAGGTTTACGATACTGATAATATTCACAGTACTGTTACTAATACTGATAGATTTACAATTCCAGCAGGAAAAGGCGGTTATTGGTACATTTCTGTATTTCTGAATTGGAATAATATGACTACAGGAACACGCCGTATTTATATTAACAAAAACGGTTCAGAACAACTTACGGCTAGAAATGATGCGGCAACTACACAAAATTGGGATATGACTGCAAATGGAGTTATTAGTTGTGCAGCAGCGGATTATTTAAGTGTTGATGTTTTTCAAACTTCTGGTGGAAATCTTGATATCTGGGGCGATAATTTAGGAAATCCCGTAAGTTGGATTTCAGTTGCATATTTAGGAGCATAATATGATTTCATTTGATAGACCAAAAGAATTAAACGGCTTGCAACTGTGTGAGGAATTAAAGGCTGCTGGAATTGCCATTGATGAAGAAAAAAATCCATACATTGACGGCAACGGCGTATTTTACCTAGACATAGCCAGCAAAGATACACAGAAGGCGCAAGATGTATTAAACGCTCACATCTCACAGCCAAAGCCAGAGCCAACTATTGCTGATAAATTGGCAAGTGTTGGTTTAAGCGTTAATGACCTTAAATCTGCCCTAGGCCTGTAGCACTATCTATAAATAATATGCTAACAAGTTATAACGGGTGGCCTGCCAGCAAAGACCCGGAAGAAATCGGCATAAAAAATTACCCCGTGCCGGGCACAAAGATAAAGCTACGTTGCGCTAATGCTGTAGCACCTTTGCTAGTAGGTTTTGCAGCTGAGTTTCACGCGCTAATAGAGCCAATAGATGAAGGCGGCCTAGATGACTGGGGCTACTGTTTTAGAGATGTGCGCGGCGTAGCAGGTAAGCTGAGTAATCACGCAAGCGGCACGGCTATAGATCTAAACGCTACAAAACACCCGCTAGGCAAGGCTGGCACGTTTCCAGCTGAGAAAGTACCTATGCTTAAAGCGCTTGCTAAAAAGTACCGCCTTGCGTGGGGCGGCGAGTGGACCAGACCCGATGAAATGCATTTTGAGGTGAGCGTAAATGCAGAGAAAGCGGCTAAGCGCATACTAAAATTATCGCAAGGGGCAACACAAGGGGCAGAGCAGGAAGCATAATGAACAGAAAACAAATAGAGGCAGCTGCCTACAGCTATGGGCGCGCGGCGCTTGCTAGCGTTGCAGCTTTGTATATGTCTGGCATAACAGACCCTAAAGTATTGGCTAACGCCTTTATAGCTGGGTTAATTGGGCCGCTGCTAAAAGCAGTACAGCCTAATGAGAAACAGTTTGGCATAGGCGCTAAGTAGTGCAAGCCCTGCTAAGGGCGCTGGTACTTGCAACGCTCTTAGCTGGGTGCGGCTATGACGGCTGGGTAAGGTATCCGTGCCAAGACTATGAAAACTGGGAAAAACCAGAGTGCAACCCGCCACAATGCAAGGCAACGGGCGTATGTACAAAGGATCTTATTAGCCCCAATGAGTAGGCAACGTAAATTAACGCCCGAGGACATACACGCCCGGCTAATCTTTTTTATAGGCGCTGTATTGGCTATGACTTTTTTTGGTATCACTATGGGCGCTGTATACGCTTTAGTCTTTGTAACACAGCCGATAGGTGCGCAAGCTCCTAACGATAGAGATTTCATACAGCTGCTACAGACCCTAGCTATATTTTTAACAGGTGCTCTAGGCGGGGTACTGGCAGGCAACGGGCTTAAATCTAAGGCAGAAAAAGACACAGAGAAAGACACGCCGCCTACAAGCTAGCAAAATGTCTTAGGCATAGGTCATACTTTTACTACACGCTGAGAGGGCTACTTAGTGTAGTTTAATCAGCCTTAACAAAGGGTGATATATGTTGATAGATCTGGCAGTAATAACGTTTACTGTGTTAATCGTAGGGCTGTTTATGCTAGCTGCCTACCGTACAGGTTACAGAGAAGGCCACGGTGACGGTTACCTACGCGGGCGCAATATAGCTAAAGCGCTAAAAGAGGTAAATAAAAAATGAGCTTTTTAGACGGCTACGAGGACGTAAACGCGCGTATAAAAAGAGCTAGGGCAGAGTTTCCAACCTTGCGCCTAGTTGCATACATAGAGGATATAGATCTAAAAAACGGCTATATTTTAGTAAGAGCAGAGGCATATAAAAACTATGATGATGATAAACCTACAGCTGTAGATTATGCGTTAGAGGTTAAATCAGACCGCGGCGTAAATGCTAATTTTTGGGTAGAGAATTGCGTAACGTCTGCCTATGGGCGCGTTATAGGTTTACTTAGCCCCGGCGGTGCAGGCAGGCCTACAAGGCAAGATATGGAGAAAGTAGAGGCCGTACAAGCGCCATTACAGACACGCGGAGCAGGCGGGGCAGTACCTAGCGCGGCAGAATCTATAAACGCTTTAAGGGCCAAACTAGGGGCTGTAGAGATGCCAGAGCCGCCGACTTGCACACACGGCCATAGGATTTTGCTAGAGGGTATGTCTAACAAAACAGGCAAGCCCTACAAAGGCTATATGTGCGCTGAGAAAGTCAAAGCTAAACAATGCGTACCTATATGGCTAAGGCTGTACGGCGATAAATGGCTAATGCCAGATGATCACAGCGAAGTAGTGCTAGAGGCAGGGCGCAACCTAGACCCAATAGCAGAGCGCGAGCCTGTGCCAGATGAGCTACTTAGCGACACAGAGAGGGCTAACCGTGGAAGCAATTAGACAGGTCAAAGCCGACTGGGGGCGTGAACAGCGCCTAGCTAATTATTTAGAGAGCGTATTGCCGTGGTCGCTTACCCCTACGCCTGCCTTTTACTTTACCGACTACCACATTAACAAAAAGCTAGGGCAAGGCAGAGAAAGCTATATCGGTGATGTAGAGATTAAATGGCTAAACACACCTAGCACACAAACAGCCATATTTAACTATAACAAACTGCAACTTATGGCAGCTGTGCCGGTTTACACGCAAGGCGTAGAAAGTTATCACCGTATCTGTTTTAGATTTACAGACGGGCTATTGCTAGTGCCTGCTCTAGCTTTGCTACGCTTGCCACCTGTGCTATTTACTAGATCAGATACACACGAAACAGATTTAGTAGTAAAAGTCCAAGCTAAAGATTTTGCTACCTGTTTCAGACCAGAGCGCGTAGATTAAGGGTATGCGACTTATGTTATACATAGAGGCTAAATGCCGACAATGCAAAACCGTTACTTTGCAGCTAGAGCGCGTAGTATCAGATCACCTGCCACCTAACGTTAAATGCCTACAATGTACGCGCTGTGGGCTGTTAGACATAACGCTAATAGATGTGGACAATGCTAGGCAGGTACGCAATTAAGTTATCCACAGGAGCTAATAACCTGTGTACAACACGCCCAAGCCCTGCTCAAGTTATGCACAATATGAGTAAATACTTGACTTATCGGGTACGCTGTCTGCGCGGAACGCAAG